TCCTTCTTGATGTCGCGCTCGAGCACTTCGAGATCTTTCTTGATGCCCACCTTGTCGTGCAGTTCGAGTGCGCGGCGATAGTGCTGGGCGGCCTGCTCCTTGAACCCTTCGGCCAGGGCGGCGCGACCCACGGCTTTGTGCAGCTTGGCGTGCACCTGGTCGAAGATGTCGGAGTGGGTCAGCAGCTCGAGGTAAGCGCACAGCAGGCCATAACTGGGGCCCGCGCCTGCCTCTTGCAGCTTGATGCCGGTGTCGGCGACCTCTTCGGCGATCAGGGTGGCGGCGGTGCGCTCGTAGCGGTCCGGGGTACTGAGGCCGTGGCGGATCACGTAGTCGGCCATGTTGAAGGCCCCTTCGAGATCGCCGGTGTCGAGTGTCCAGAGCATGACAGTGACCAGGACGTCATCTTGTTCGCCCCGGTCAGCGGCCAGCAGGCCATCAATCCACGGCTTGTAGACGCCCAGCATGGTGCGCTTGGCGTCGATCTTGCGCTCGATGCTCTGGATGCCCTTGAGGGTGCGGCGGTGTTCGGCCAACTGCATCAGTTGCAGCTCGTAGGCATTGGCGCGTTGTTGGTCGAACTGAGGATTGGCCGCCCCTTGCAGGGCGGCCAGTTTGCGTTCGCGGTTGCGACGGGCAGGTGATGTCATGTCGCCCCCTTAACCGCCAGCGGCCGGTTTCGGCCCGATGACGATGTTTTCAATCAGGGCGACGCAGTCGTAATCCTCGACCACATAGGCGTCGTTGGAGCTTTCGTAGTTGACGACACGGTCGCGGTGAGGTTCTTCCGCGATATGGCGGCGGCGGGCACCTTCCTGCGGGTAGATGGAGAGGTTTTTCAGCTTGGTGATGAGAATGGCATTGTCCGGGAAGAAGGGGACGCGGACCGCTGGCAGGTTGCCGATCTGCTTCTGGCTCACCAGCACTTGACCGGCCAGCTTGTCCTGGTTGTTGTCAGCGTTGTTGATGATGGGGAAGTATTTGTCGGCCAGCAGCTTACGGCCGCAGATGACCACCAAGTCGGTATCGTCTTGGTACCAGGGGGCGATCATCTCGTTGACGGCATCGAACACCAGGGCGTCGAGGTTGTGGTAGTCGCCTTCTTTGGTGTCGGCGTCATTCTTCGGCTGGTAAACGTAGATCTTGCCTGAGCCTTCGGTTCCTTCATCCATCACTTTGGCCGGCGCGTCTTCACGGATGTGGTACAGCCAGCCTTTGTTCACATCTTGCAGCAGCGGGTTGGTCTGGCGGTTGGTGTTCTTCTCCACGGCGACGCCATTCCAGCCAATCATGATGCGATCGAGCCCCTGTCGCTTGAGGATGGCATCGCGGATGCGGGTCTGGAAGTCGGGAAACTTGGCCCAGATATCCAGTTTGTTGTAAGGGAGGCTGGTGTCGTAGTTGGTCTTGGCACACTCGTATTCATTGGAATAGAGCGTGCTGGGGTCGTTGGGTTCACGAACGTGGTTGGTAGTATCGGTGCGGCCTGCAATGGTGCCGGCGATGTCGATGCCAACTTTCTCCCCCTTAATCTCTGTGACAGGGATGATCTGGATCATTTTCAGGAATTCGACCGACTCCTGCATTTTGGTTTCCAGGGTCTGCTGGACGCTGGGCTGCACGTTGAACTGCACCGTGGCGCTGGAGACGGCGTTGAGTTTGGCCACCTGGCCGGTGAACTCGTTGAACTTCTGGCGGGTTTCGTTACGCATTGGGCATGGTCCTTAGCAGTCGGTTTGAATGGTGGCGCCATCGCTACCGGTGGCTGGCTGGCGCTTGTGGCTGAAATCTTCCTGGCCTTCCAGCTTGGCGGTGAGGTCGGCCAGCGCCTTGGCGGTGGCGTCCTGCTTGTTGGTCAGCTCGGTGATGGTCTGGGCCTGCTCGGTGAACTTTTTCTGCAGGTCGGCATCGAGGCTGGTGACCTCTTTCGCGACGGTCTCGACGGCCTGGTGAACGTCGCTGAGATCAGCGGTGGATTGCTTCTTGTGGGTGGAGAACAGCGCGGTGACCCTTTCCAGCAGACCTGGGCCCTTGTCGCCCTCTTCGGTGAATTCGACCTCGGTTTCGATGGCGCAGGTAAACAGGTTGGTCGATTTTTGCTTGCGCGCTGCCAGCGGACTTTTGTCACCAGCACCGGCGCAGAACTGGAGGTATTCGGTACCAAGGCTGGCGGGGGTGTTGGTCACTGCAAGACCTACTAGGTAGGCCTCGCCGGTACCTGCAAAGTCCAGATCCAGCTCGACGGAGGTGTAAACCTTCTGGCGGGCTTTGTTGAGTTTGATCAGGTCTTCGGTGGGGTCGATATCGGCGAACAGGGCCATTTTCTTTTCGCCGTCGATCTCGACCTCTTCGGCATAGACGGAGATCACGTCGCCATAGGCGCGAAAATCGCTATCAGGGAACGGGCTGAGGTAGTGTTCGAGGTTAACGCGGGCGCCGTACTTTTCGCGGTTGTAGTTTTTGGCTGCCTGGGTGAGCCATTCCGGCGCGATGGTGCGGCCGTCGGTGGTTTGGCCTGCCACCGCGACGCGCTTGAATTTTGCTTTCTTCGCCATGAGCTGGGATCCCTTTGGTGATTGGGTGGTGATGTCGCGGTTATGGTCTGGGTGACAGGCGGGATCGTGCAATCGGCGGCCAGTGTGTACGGCGCTGGCACACTGGCGGGGTGGCGTTTGGATGGGTTGTGGCTGGGTAGACTGGCGCCATGACGACAGCACCCTTACTTTTCCCCCATATCGAACCCAGACGGCAGGCCATGCACCTGTTCTTCCAGGGCTATCCGCTCCGTGCCATTGCTGAATTGCTGCAGACGCCGGAGGGGACAGTCTCTACTTGGAAACGACGCGACGGCTGGGATGACATCAAACCCATTGACCGGGTCGATTTCGCTATCTATGCGCGGATGTGCCAGCTGATCGCCAAGGAGGTGAAAACCGGCGGCGACTTCAAGGAGATTGACCTGCTGGGCAGGCAGTTGGAGCGGATCGCCCGGGTCAACAAATACAGCAACGGAGGCAATGAGGCCGACCTCAACCCCAAGGTGGCGAACCGCAACAAGGGGCCGAAGAAGGCGCCGGTTCGCAACAATTTTGATGAGGCTCAGCTCGAGAAGCTGGGCGAGCTGTTCCACGGCAATATGTTTGGCTATCAGAAGGTCTGGTATCAGGCTGGTTTGCAGCACACGGAGCGCAACCTGCTCAAGAGCCGCCAGATCGGCGCCACGTTCTACTTTGCACGGGAGGCGTTGATTGATGCGCTGACCACTGGTCGCAATCAGATTTTCTTGTCAGCCAGTAAGGCGCAGGCCCATCAGTTCAAGCAGTACATTCTGGCTTTTGCTCAGGAGGTCGGGGTTGAGCTCAAGGGGGATCCCATTACGCTCGGCAACGGCGCCATTCTCTATTTCCTCGGGACCAACTCCCGCACCGCCCAGAGTTATCACGGCAATCTCTACATCGATGAATACTTTTGGATCCCCAAGTTTCAGGAGCTCTACAAGGTTTCCAGCGGCATGGCGATGCAAAAGTTTTGGCGGCTGACCTACTTCTCGACGCCTTCAAGCCTTTCGCACGATGCCTACCCGTTCTGGTCTGGTGCGATGTTCAACAAGGGACGGCCGAAGAACGAGCACATAAAGTTCGACGTTGACCATGCGGCTTTGCATGGTGGGCGGCTGTGCGGTGATGGCCAGTGGCGGCAGATCGTTACGGTTGAGGATGCCGTGCGTGGTGGCTGCGACCTGTTCGACCTTGACCGGCTGCGGCGGCGTTACTCCCCTGATGACTATAACCAGCTGTTGATGTGTCAGTTCGCTGATGACACTGACAGCGTATTCCCGCTCGCCATGCTGCAGCGCTGCATGGTCGATAGCTGGGAGGTGTGGGAGGACTACAAGCCTCACGCAATGCGCCCGCTCGGTCATCGGCCTGTATGGATCGGCTATGACCCGGCCAAGGGCGGGCAGGGTGATAGCGCGGGTTGCGCCGTGCTGGCTCCGCCGGCGGTACCGGGCGGCAAGTTCCGAGTGCTGGAGCGCCACCGCTGGAGCGGTATGGACTTCGACGCCCAAGCGCGGGCCATCAAGGCCATGTGCGAGCGTTACAACGTCGGGTACATCGGCATTGACACCACCGGGATCGGGGAGGGGGTTTACCAGTTGGTGAAGCAGTTCTACCCAGCGGTGACTCCCATCCAGTACAACCCGAGTGTGAAAATCCAGATGGTGATGAAGGCCCAGGATGTGATGAACAAGGGGCGGCTGGAATTTGACTGCGGGATGACCGATCTGGCCCAGGCCTTCATGAGCATCCGCCGCTCTGTGACTGCTGGCGGCAAGATGCCGACCTTTGAGGCCAGCCGGTCAGAGGAAACCAGCCACGCCGACATTGCCTGGGCCACGATGCAGGCCCTGTTACATGAACCGCTGGCAGGTGCCACCGGTGCCAATACCAGCATGATGGAGATTTTCGCATGAGAAAGCGCCGCCCACAGCGCCATACCTCGCCGATGACGGCGACCCAGAAACCCGGCGCGGCCATCGAGGCGTTCAGCTTTGGCGAGCCGGTGCCCGTCTTATCGCAACGGGAGGTGTTCGACTACCTGGAGGCCATGCACAACGGCCGCTGGTACGAGCCGCCCCTTTCCCTCAATGGCTTGTCGCGGGTCTATCGGGCCGGGGTGCATCACGCCTCGGCCATCCAGGTGAAGCGCAACATCCTGCGCTCCTGCTTCATCCCGCATCCGAAACTGAGCCTGGCCGCCTTCACCGGGTTGGCGCTGGACTATCTGATCTTCGGCAACGGCTATCTGCAGGCGGTGCAGAACCGACTCGGCGGGGTGCTGCGCTATGACCACCTGCGGGCCAAGTACACCCGGCGCGCCCTGGACTTGGACACCTATTGGTGGATTGCCCAGCCCGGCCAGGAGCAGGCGCTGCCGGCCGGGCGGGTTGGCCATGTGATGGAGAGCGACATCAACCAGGAGATCTACGGCATCCCCGACTATGTCGGCGGGCTAAACTCTACCCTGCTCAACGAGTCGGCCACCCTGTTTCGCCGCAAGTATTACGAGAATGGATCCCACGCTGGGTTCATCATGCACATCACCGACGCGGTGCAGAACGAGGGCGACATTGCGGCCCTGCGTGAGGCGCTGCGCCAGAGCAAGGGGCCCGGCAACTTCCGCAACCTCTTGCTCTACACCCCGAACGGCAGCAAGGACGGGGTGAGGCTGATCCCGGTTGCCGAGGTGGCGGCCAAGGATGATTTTCTCTCCATCAAGAACGTCAGCCGCGACGACCAGTTGGCCACCCACCGGGTACCGCCCCAGCTGATGGGAGTGATGCCGAACAGCACGGGCGGGTTCGGCGATGTGACCAAGGCCGCCCAGGTGTTCGACATCAACGAGATCGACAGCATCAAGGCCAGCCTGCTGGCGCTCAATGACTGGGCAGGGGAGGAGGTGATCCGGTTCAACCCTTACAAGCTGGCCGCCGGCATCGAGCAGGCCAGCCAAGGCGACATGCTGCGCTGACCCGGCCTGTGCATCCCGACCACCCCGCCACCTGGCGGGGTTTTCTTTTGCCCCTCACGTGGCCGCATCAGCGGCCCGCTGCTGCATCACCGATGCGGGCTACCCTTGCACCCTAGCAGATCCTTTCACGCGCATCCTGAGCGGCTGGCGCAGCCTGCCGCCCCCCTGCCAGCACCGCTGGCGCGCAATCGGGACCCCGCCTCGCCTGCCCGCTTTATGCGTGGAAAATCATGCAGGTGAACGACGGGGGCAGGGGAACGGTTCCCCGCGCCAGCACTGGCCGCGCGGGTGATAACGGATCCTTTTCGCGATCCTTCACTTTCCATCAGATCCTTTCATCTTTGACCTGACTTTTTTGAGCATGCGTCGGCAGGCTCGCCTGATCTGGTTTTCTGCTATGCCCAGGTCTTCCTGCGAGTCAGTCTCTGTCAATCTGCGGGCGAGATAGTCTAGCTCAACAATCTCTCTCTCCATGGTTTCTAACGTTCCGCGCATGTGGCCTCCCAAGACCGTTAATTATCATTCCAAAAGCACCCTATCACCGACATGAGTTTTTAGGCAGGGCCGCGAAATCCTTTATTTTCAACAGGCAAAAAACAGGCCTCCGCAGGTGGCGGATTTTTGCATTCCTCTTGAACTGTTGGCGCATCTTAGGCGGCTTGAAATATCTAGGTCAACCACCCGTGAAAAATATTTTATTAACAAATGCTTTTGTTTGCTGACGGCATAACTGCCATAGGCAAACCGCAGTCTCCTAGTCGTGAACATCCTAACAAGTCAGTGAAACCGCGCTTCTCGTGTACGTCAGTCCCAGATGAGAGGTGGGGGTGGTGGCTTGGATTTTAACAACCCATCCAATGGCGTGGTGGGCAATGCTTAAATGGGGGTATGTAAGCAATTCACCATCACCTAAATGGTGTTGTTTTAATTTTTAAAGGACATGCTTTTATATTAAAAATATATCTCTTGTATATACATCATATATACATTGCATATGTTTTTACCGGTTATGTACCTATTGTGTACCTCCTGTGTACATAATAGGTACACAACATCGAATATATTAAAAAGCCCCCTGCATGAGGGGGCTTTTAAACTGATTGGCAGATGGTGTTATGGTCTGGTCCGGTACTTTGCCAAGGCCTTGGTGAAGACCTCAAGCTGATGGCCGGTGAAGGCTGAACTGTCCAGCTCTGCCGTGGCCAGCTTGCCGTTGCGTTCCTTCCACACCGCATAGGCTGCCGCTTTATCGACCTCGATCAGGGCCTTTTCCTCCCGGGGGAGGTCACATAGGTTAAAACTCACTTGGCACCTCTCTTCGTTGGACAGTTATGGTAATCGTTGAAACGTGTCCGGTCACGATTTTGGTTTTAAGAGGTGCCCACCAAGGATTTTAAGACCGGTCACATTGGTGCCTTTCTTAAAACCCGTTGGCTACAGTGCAAGGGTTTTATCTCCCGCTGTCTTCCAGCATGCGCTTTCCCCTTTAAACGCCCCATTGCACCCGACAGGTAAAGGGTGGTTGCAATGCTTACATACCTGCATTTTCAGATTGTCCGCCTGCGACACCCACCGTTCCCAGTCCCGCCGGATCAGGGTACTGATGTACTCGTCGGCAGAATAAGGCTGACCGCTGCCAGCCCGAACAATGCGTAGGTGGTTGAGTTGCTGGCGCTCCCGTTCTGACATCCTAACCTCAACGCGAGTGATGCCTAGGGCTGACTGTCTCGCACGCTGGGCCTGCTTTCTCTCCCTCGCCTCCTTTGGTTTGCTCATACAGCCCTCCTTCTGGCAAACGCCCCCTGTCGCGTCCTGGTGGCCTTCCATACCTGCTGGGGAGCTGGGCCGACAGGCAGCACCCGCTTTGCCTTCTTTGGTGGGGTGATAGTGTCCAGCTCG